TGTAGGGCACTTTCAGTTCTCATAATCGCACCCTCTGGGGCTTTCTGTGGAACAGAGATCACTGCTGTATCGTGTGGTCTAAAGTATTCATCCTCAACCATGTCTGGGTGGTAGAGGGACAAGTAACTATAGATTGCCTCGTTCTTGCCTACGCGAAGACGACGGATGTAGTAGTCATTGTGCCATGCGTGAATACCACTAGATGTCCCCAAAGTCAGAGAGGTTGTGCCTGCTGGCTTGACTGTTGTGGTTCTGGCTGCTTTGTTGACTCCTATGAGTTTAGCAACCCGTTCGTTTTCAATCATCACCACTTTGGTTGCTTCTGTCGTATCTAGGTTAAGAACCTTACCGGATGCAATCCCCGTCATACTAACGCCGATGAGTGCTTCCTTCTCTGTGGTTCTGCGCCAGATGTCGCGCAGGTAGTGGAAATCAGAGTAGCCTGCTTGGAGCGTCCCAATGAACGCTGCGGCTTTTACTCTGCTATTCAACTCGCCTTGGCTCTCTACGTCGCTTACATTCACCTCTGTTAGATTACAGAACTGGTAAGGTCGTAGGGCAATCTCGCAGCAAGGATTAGTTCCCCAGTCTTTATCGTTTGAAAAATAAAAACCGGGCTCTCCACTACCTGATTCTTTTACTCTCTCCCATAAATCTTGGAAGTATTCTTTGGTAATTCTGTGGCGAAGGAGCACAACGGAGTTGTTTGCTCTACCTCTTTGCGGGGCTGCCTCCCACCAGTTGCCTGTCTTTGCGGCAATCATTTCTAGGTCGTCAGCAGAGAACAAGGAGATCAAAGCAGCACGACGAATACCACCAGCCAACACAGCATCTGCGATGTGGCAGATCATATCGTGGGCTTCGATAGTTGTGAGTTTATCTCCATTCTCTTTGGCTTCAAACATGCCTTGGAGTTTAACCAAGCACTCTTTAAGCGGTTGTGGTCCCGGTGCTTTACCACCAGATGTAACAAGCCTAGCACCCTTGGGTCTAATGTCTGAGTAGTCAAAGCGTAGTTTAGATCCGCCTTGGAAGTAAGAACGAATCAAAGTTTTAACAGAATCAGCCCAGCCCTCAATAGAATCATTGACCAAGAAGCGTCGTGTTCTCTTTGATGTCGGCTTCTGAATGACTGGTAGTTTCTCTACGTGGTGCTTCTGGACACTGTATCCGACACCAGTTCCACCGAGGAGTAGGAACATAATCTCACCAAACACTCGCCAGTCATCAATCGGTGCGAAGGCGCAGTTATAGATACGATTGGGCGCTACCTCAATGGGTTTACCTCCAAACTGCATTGAGCGCATAGAAGGCAATACCTTCTTGTTGTATACCATCTGATAGGCATTGCTAATTTCTTCTTCTAACTCTGGGTATTTCTTTACGTGCATGGCTTTATTTCTATCCACGATCTCTGTCCAAGTCTCCCTGCGTTCTTTCTCAGGGAGGTATCTTGCGTATTTCATATGCACGGTGATATCAGATAAGATATCTCTTGCTACTTTATTCTTGTCTGTCATTCGCTTGTCCCCTTTTATTTATTTCATAAGTTTGTTATGTTTCATTCTTAACGATTCAGATTGGCTTTTCACAGTTGGAGCAGCCCCAGCCTCCATCGTCCCCATGGACAGCACTTTAATGTTGACGTTGGAAGTGTCCATCCTAATTGGAAAAACAACCCCGTCAATACCGTTTCTATTCTTCGCAACAAAGATTCTACCCTTGTTGACCTTCTTATCTTCGACTGTTCTGGAAATGGTGCAGATGAAGTCAGCCACAAAACATTTGTTAAATGCTTCCGAGATGGCTTCCATTGTAACGATTTCAGCATTCAATCCACTTCGATTAGTTTGCGAGGCTGTCCAGATTGGACACTCAAAGACCTGAGATAAACCACGGAGTTCTTCGTAAATAGATTCCAAATCATGTCTTTTCTCATTTGACCTGCGATTAATTACTGGACGTAGCAAATCTGCGTAGTCAACGATGATCATATCGACTTTGATTCCTCTGGATTTTATTCGCTCTAGATGATTCTTAATCGTAGTAGTGGTCGCTGATTTGGTTGGATACTCCTTGATGATTACATTGCCTTCGATGTCTTTAACTCTTTCGTGAATCTGCTCTTTGAACTGGAACATTTCTTTCAATTTTAATCCAGTAATGCAACTGTCATAACGACCAGCAATGGATGTCTCAGCCATCTCAAGAGTATAGTGAATAACCGTTTTGCCTAGTTTTACTGCTTGCGCTCCGAGATGTACCAGAGCCATAGATTTACCAGCCCCAGTTGGAGCAATAACAACACCCAACTCTCCATTTCCTAACCCACCTTTGCAAATCGCATCGATTTCTTTCCAACCTGTTGTGATTGGATCTCTTTGTTTAATCTTAAATCTTTCTTCAAAGTCTAGCTTGTAGTCATAGCCAAAGTTAATATCGGTTCCCAACTTCAATGCCTCGTTGATGACCGTACTAATCTCATCAAACGATGAACGATTGAGAAGCTTAACTGACCTCATCATTGCTTCTTTTAGTTTCTGCTTCTTGCAGAAGTCCAGTGATGTTTCCTTAACATAGTCACAGTCCTCAACGATGGAAGAGTCCTGCAATACACTAAGTAAGTATTCCTTGGCTTGCTCTTTTACAACGTCATCATCAATATTATTTCTAACAAGAGTCGCCATAATCTTAAGGGAAGGGTAGACCTCATACTTCTCTTTGTATTCATAAATGCTGCGAACTATTGATTGGAGATACTTGTACTCCAAGAAGTTCACATCTAAAACTTCGCCTAGTTGATCTGCGAAGACTCGTTCAGTCAAAATCAGGTAAGTCAACTTATCTTGAAATGTCTTACCAAACTTTGAGAAATCTGCTTTTTCTGTCATTTTCCTTCCAGTAATCTATATTCTCTTGCCCATTCTTCTACTTGCTCTTTCGTGGGCTTCCTATCTTGCTTTCCCCCTCTAAACATTTGGTATCCAGAAAGCAAGACGCTGATTGCAATAAAGGTAGCATACACTACTAGCATCCATTTTGCAAGTATTAAGTTAACGAAGAACGTAAAAAAGGTCATGAAACCCACGACCTTCCCTAAGATAAAGAACACTGACGCTAGTTTGGTCAGCGTTGATAAATTTTCCCAGAACCCCTCTTGCTCTTCCAACTACTTACCCTCCTTGTTCTCGACAGTTATTCTATTGAAAAGCGCAAACAGATCGTTCCAGTCATAAGCGCCGAAGCCATCCTCAATCATCATAGCCCGAACACCAGTTTTATTAAAGGCAAGTTCTGGGTTGCCTATCATTCTCCTGATGTATTGTGCGCTTTGTGCTGAGATGCAAGGCGCATACAACTGCATCATCTTGTAGTTCTTTTCTATTATTTCTCTCTTCTCGACGATATTCTTATACACTTTGAGTTTGCTATCAACACCTTCGGCATAGTCAACTAGTTCTTGTATTGTGTATGATTTTTCCTCGGAAAGGAAAGGAAATCGCTTAGATACAGTCGGCAAACCCGCTCCACCAACACCGGGAAGGTTGTCGCTCTTGTCTCCTGCGATTGCTCTCGCAAGTGCGAAGTTTGTTGGGTGGATCTCAAACTGCTCCAAGATCCTTTTCTTGTTGAGGATTTCCTTTTGGATTGGTCTGTATAGAATAGTTGTGTCGTCGCACAACTGGATGAAGTCTTTGTCTGAACTTAGGATAATCTTGTGATGTTCAGACAAGGCTTGAGACTGGGAGACTAACGCGATAATGTCGTCAGCCTCCACATTCTCAACATAAGACTGCAAGATAGGCATCTCGTTTAGATACTCGATGATCCTTTCCTGTTGCCAGTTCTTATTATCCTCCTGCTCGCCAGCAGTCATATTGTGTATGTCTCGGTTTAGTCGGACTGGCTTTCTACCTGCCTTGTAGTTCTTATCCATACTCTTGCGTCTTTGAGAGCCACCGTCCCAAGCAACAAAGATTAGGTCTGGATTGATTGTTCTACATACAGCCTGTAGTGATTTGATGAAACCCTTGGTGCCTCCGATTGGTTGTCCGTTAGTGGACAGGCTAGGGTCTACAATGTAATTCCTCATAAAGAGGTTTAGTGCGTCAATTAATAATACTCTTCTATTCTTCATACTCCAACTCGATGCCTAAGTCTTTGAGGATTTTTTCAAGTTCCTCGTTTAACTTGTCTTCATCGTCGGAGTTAACGTAGTTGTGTTCTTCGAGAGCGGTTATGTAGTAGAAAGCTTCTTCGATTAAATCTTTCTTCTCTTCTAACTTTTCTCTAAGGCTAGCAAGATCATTCATAGCAAAGCCCTCCTTAATCTTTTAGAACATAACTATGTTGGTTTTGCCTTTTTTGCCTCCAACGATTTAAATTATTTTAACAGAGTAGGGTAGGAAAGTCAAGAGATTTTAGTGATGGTGGGAGTATTTTTTCTTTTTGTATTTCTTATACTTCTTGTGCTTCTTGTGCTTTTTCTTGTACTTCTTTTTGAAATACTTCTTCTTGTACTTCTTCTTATACTTCTTGTACTTTTTCTTGTGGTGGGTGTGCCCCTTGTACTTGTAGAAGTGACTGTGGTAATCGTTGCTATGGGTATGCCAGTAGTGGTCATAGTATTCATAGACAACATAGTACGAGGGGTATACGATGTGATACTCTTCGTACTCGTAGTGGGGTTTATGGGTAGAGTGGGCAAAAGCGCAGCCCGAGAAGACTGATAAGAATAAAGATAGGGTGATGATTCTTTGCATGATTAAAACCTCCGTTCTCTTATTAGACGGAGACTATATTCATTTATTCATCTTTTTCTTCATAAAAGTCTTCGGCTTTGCCTAGACGCTTGTCGAACTTCTGGATGACTTCCTCGTCCATAACATCGTAGACACGCTGTTTGAATACAGGATCCTTCATCTTTTGCTCCCACTTGGAAGGCTGGAACTTCTCCACTTTGCCGTCGCTCATTTCCAAGGAATACCAAGCGCCAGCACTAGTCATATAGTTTGAGCCCTTGATAGCCTCGAATAAACTTTGATCGTCTTGGACGCCGATGTCGTCGGTACCCCATAAGATTTTAAAGTTACATTGTCGACCTTGCGTTCCGAACCTGCTCTTCTCCAACTTGACCTTGACCTCGGACCCAATACGGAAACCGCTGTCGTCAGTAATGAATGACGCTTTAGCCTTTCTACCTGTAAGCCAGACACGCAAAGAATATGCGTAGATCATAGCCTTGCCGCCGGGGGTGACGTAAGGAGTAGTCATCGCCTCGCTTGGGCTTCTGGTGATGTTGCTCTTCAATTGATTGAGCACCAAGAAGGTTGATTGGCTGTTAGCAATCGGTACAGTCAACTTGGACATACCCTTAGCCAAGATCCTCGCCTTTACTGCCATGGAAGACTGTGGATTAAAGTCTCCTTCCACGTCGGAAATAGCAGGTGTAAGAGCAAGAGAATCCCAGATGAAAAGCATACGATTTTCATTGTTAGCCAAAAGATCTTCGATAGTTTCCAAGACAAACTCAACAGACTGAGCTTGAACATAAAGAATAGTTTCAACATCACACCCTGCCCTCTCCAAGAAAGTTGGATCAATCGCAGACTCTGAGTCAAAATAGATTACATCAATACCCATCTTCTGAGCATTAGCGGCGACCTGAGCAGCCATATAAGACTTACCAGTTGCTTCCAGACCTGCGATCTCTGTTACTTTACCGACTGGAATGCCAGCCAGTTTCCCTTTGCAAATAATAGAATCTAGCCACCTAGACCCTGTTGGAATCCAATCATTAACCTCAGTTGGATTCTCTTCATTGAGGTTGTGTGCCACGGTCATCCCTGCGCGTTTATTAATCAACTTACGCATGTCAGCCATAGACAACTTGCCTGCCTTAGCCATAGTTTCTCCTTATAAAAAAATAGGGGGGCTTGCGCCCCCCCTAGGTTATCCTGCCAGTTCTTTGAGGGCAGCCTCTACATCGTTGGAGGGCTCTGCTTTCCCCCCATACTTTGAAGTCTCGACCGAGACCGATTCTGCATCTACCTCAGAATTGAGGAACTCATCAAGAATGCTTTGCACATCTTGAGTAGACTTCCGCTCGAAAAGTGTGTCCAAGTCTGGGACAGTGGTCACAATCTCCTGACATGCTTCATCGCCATCTTCACATAATGGGGAGGATTTACGTCGTGGCTGCACCTTCGTTTGAGGATACATCATGCCGGGAGCCTTCCCGTAGGCAAGAACAAGGTCTGTTCCTTCGCTTGGGTCAGTAATGTCACCGTAGTCTGGGTTGAGTACCAGACTGAGAAGTGTTTCGTATACGGTTTTGCCGTATCCCCACACCTTAACACCTTCGGCTTCTTGTCCGCGAACGAGGACAGGAGAGAAGAAGCGCTGGCGAGCAAAGAGGCTTTTTGCCTGTGTTACACTTTCGTTAGACCCTTCATTGAAAAGTTTCGTAGCGAAGTTGCACACAGGGCAGTCGTCCCCAAAGTTGCGCTTCGGACAAAGGAAGCCAGAATTGCTTCCTAGGTTGTAGTGAAAGTGATGCTCCTTGAAGGGATCCTCATCTGGTGATGGCAGGATGCGGATAACATTTTCCCCGTCCTGTGGTCGCCAGAAGTCAGATTTCTTTCCACCCTTACCTTGAGCAGCACTAAGTTTCTGTTTCATTTTATCAAGATTAATACCCATTTTTTCTCCTTTTTAAAAATTATATACACATTATAGAACAAC